ATTTAATTTCATATAGATCACCGAATAGTTTTTCAGGATCATCTGAAACAAGTATAACCGAACTCACTAGTTCTCCTATTTGTTCATGTAGATACGCACTTAATTCTGTAAAGAAGAAAGTATCGCCAAAGTTCCAATTATTAATATCAAAATAACTATCCATTGCTGATAACACTGAACTTCTAATTTCACTGTCAGATGCATTAGTTGTCTGTGCTTTTACTACTTTAATAGTTGCTCTCAATGATTGATCTGCTTTCGCACCGAACAATGGTTTGAACGTAACACTATTTAATATGACTGAATCTGACAGCATTTTAAAATCTTGTACTTTGGGATATATTGTATTCAATTCATTAAGTGTTGGTTGATCTGGTTTCTTAACTGTGTCAGTTGTGTCTTTGATATAATTATTAAATGCTGTGTAATATGATTGTGTAACCAAATATAGATCAACAATGTTTGTTGTTGCTGGATCGATACGAGTAGTGTTATTAGCATTATGTCTATATTGATAATCTAATCCTTGTCTACCTGACTTGACAGAATAATCTAACTGTTCAGTCATAATATAGTTAGGTGTAGTTATTGTAGGATCTTGCACTGACTTATAAAATTTATTGTCAGTGTATGCATAAAATAATTGTCCTACAGGGAATTCATATTTTACAATTTCAATTTGATTTTTAGTTCCGTATGTAAAAACAATATCAGAACTAGGTACAATAAGTTGTCTTGTTAAGTTAACAGGATCTGTAATTGTTCTAAAGAATACATACACGCCTGTGTTTGCACCGTTGTTTACAAAACCAGTAATGTCATTAAAGAAGTCTGGGTCTAAAATTAGTTGACCATTGTTAACATCAGTTGCGGCCACTTCTACTTGAAAGTCATTTACATAACCGTCTGACTCAACTGTTTGTCCTAAGATATTAACTTTAGTGTCTGCGCCTAATGGTTGTGCAGTATTAAACACTGTGTTGATACCTAACATGTTAATAAAGTCTTGTATGATTTTACCTGTAAACGGATCATATACTAATTCATCTTTATTATAAGTGAAACGAGTATCAGCAACACTACCGAAGTAGTATGTTAACGATCTGTAAGTTACTGTGTAACGATTGTTTCCTAAACTCGTAAACTTAACAAAGTAATTTGCATTTGATGCCGCACCAATTGACCAACGTTCTTGGTTAATCAATAGTGAGTTGTTAAAGAGTAAAGTAAAGTCTTGTTGTAATTCAATTTTAAGAATTGCTTGTTGTATAATTGTGCTTGACAATGAGTTATCAAAGACAGGAATAATTTCTGTTATTGTTACGCCGTTTGGTACATACCCGTTTACTGTAACTGGTCCCTGTCCGTTTGCAAATTTGCCTTCACCATTGTTGTTACCATCACCGACAACATTTAATATTGTTGACCATATATAAGTTTTCTCTCCACCAGTTGGTGCACCTGCTACTAATCGATTTTCAGAATCAAAATAACTACCGACTGGAGCAACAAATTTTAATAATGCTCCTGTTGTTATATACTTTGCATTAGTTGTTGTAAATGTTCCTAGTGGTTGTGGTTGTTCTATTGTTCCAGCAAGAGAATAAAAATATCCTGTTTCACTTGAAGAATCTACTGAACTTGTTTTCCAATATAGAGTAGTGCCTCCACCTGTGCCTGGATATGCATAACGTGTGTAATTCTGAATATAATACTGATTAGCACGATTCAATGCAAGTACAGAGGCTAAATCATCTGTAAAGAACTGAATAATATCTGATGTGTTACTTGCTTGTAATGTTAAGAAGCCATCTGTACCATCTTGGTATAATGCTCCGTCATCTCCAAAAGAGTTTGTACTTGAATACTTGCCAGTTGGGTCAAGTAAATCTAAGTTTTTAGATACACCAATAGAACTTCTATTGATTGCTTTTGATTTAACAATAGAGTTATATAAAGTATAAGGGAAGTTTGTGTAGTCTTCTCCGTTTACCATACGATTTTGTGTGTAGTATCTTGTTGGTGCTCTTTGTTTAATTGCTGATAATGATTCTCTACCTTGTGCATTTGTTACTGATACAGGTAATGCTAAGTTCATTGTCAGAGTTTCATTTTGTCCTGTTCTGCTTACGTATGTAATAGCAACTGCTACACCATTCATTTCTGAAGGGTCGATAGTATATGTCAATGCATTACTTGATCTTACAAATGCTCTAAAGTTGCCTACAGGCATTTCTGAAAATACACCGTCGCCGAATACATAAGTTACTTCATCGTTTGCACGTGAGCCTACAGAGAAGATTTTTTTAGTGCTAGATTCTGTTTGCAAGTATGCATCTGCATAAACATTTTCTACTTGTTTCCATAGCCCTAAAGTATTATCAACTGTAGTTTGATATAACCAAGTGTCAGTTTGATTGACTCCTGCTATATCTATATTAATTGTCTGATTAGAAATCTGTTGTTGAAAGTTAAAGTTATAAGGTTGTAATGTTCCTTGTTTAAAATAGAACATAAAGCCTGTGTTAGGACTCCCAAAGCCCAACTTATCATTTCTATATAGCATGTTAATTTGCGATGTTGGAGCAGGTGGAATCTCATAAATATAGTCTTGGTCTAATGACGTTGCACTTACTAGTTCAAAGTTCATTGATGTTCCGTCAACCTGTGTTGTAAATGGTACAATCGGTGTGCTGTTAGCAGGTATCTGTATACCATACTCACTTGTTGTTACACCTAAGATATCAGCACTGTTTCCAGGTCTTCCTATTTTTTGTGAGTCAACTAATGCCGCATTAATTACTGAATTCATTTGATCTAACCAATTACGATTAGAAGGGTCATTCCAACTAATAGGAACATTACTTAAGTTTACTCCGTTTGAGTCTATTACATTTTCTGATGTTCTTATAGAAGATATTTTTAAATATCCTGATGCACATGTATTTCTTTTAGGGGTATAACTAACTAAATCAGCAAGTTTAACTACTGAGTCTCTACGTTCAGCCGTGTCAATGAAATTTTCACGTGTGTTTAAATCATTTCTAAAAGCAAGACCTTGACCCATAAAAGCCATGACATCAAGCAGAGCAATAAACTCTGAACTTTCAATATAATCGTTGTAGGTTTCAGGATAGTAAAGACGTAGATAATCGATAAAACTTTTTCTTAGTGTCTCATAATCATATGATCGGAAGTCTGCCTCACGAAAGGTTTCGTAAATTGCTTTCCAATCATTTACTCCAAAGAGTCCTGATTGCCTTGAACTTGTAGCCATAGTTTTTCCCTGTTTCAAGTATTTATCTTTATGGAAAAACCGAGTTTTTTTATGCTAGAGCGGCAGTATTAGTCTGTGAATTGAAGAATAATGCTAAATCTCCAGCATTATTGTATGGATTAATAGATAGTTGAACTTCTATTAGAATACCATTTTCTTTAGGAAAAGCACGAATTGTATTAATATCGATTCTAGGGTCTAGGCTTGCTACTCGTCTAACTTCATTTTGTATTTCTACTTGCACATCTGCTGTGTTAGGTTCAAACACAAAGTCCCATAATGTAGTACCATAACTCGGTTGTCCGACTTTTTCGCCTTTTCTAATGTTTAAAGCATTAACTAAATCTTGTATAACAAGTTGTTCATCTACAAGTTTAAACTTTTTACCAAAAACTATAGGGTTTGTTATGCCGTTTGCTTGATTATCGATTGCAGGAGGCGGATTAACCGTTCTAGGTTTATCTGCGTTTACTGTTGAGAATCCTACGTAAGTTGCCATAATACTATTTATATCCTATCTTAGTTTCCAAGTTCCTACATGATCCCAGTACCAATACCCGCCACCGCCATATCCGGACATTGCGACAGAACCAACTTCACCTTCGTAAATGTAAACATTTTGACCTACTCCACCTTGTCCGTCAGTCGGAGGAGTGCCACCAGAAACGATTGCTTCAACTGTATTCTCTACTACAGGTTCACCGTCATCAACTATTTCATTTTCAACAATAAATGATTCTTGTTGCGGAACAAATGTTTTTGTAGTTGTGGCTATAATATTTGAATATGTATTATTATATTCGTTACCATAAATGTTTGTAGGGTTTTCTCCAAATCCTAATTCAACTGGAGTACTAGGTCTATAATCATCTCCTGTTGGTTGTTGAGTATTACTTTCTGTAGTAATGTCCTGATTTTGTACTGAAGCAAGATTGACTGCTTGTTCGATTTCACTAAACGGATTGATCTCTGTTGTTTCTGGAGTTGCTTCTGCAACTGTTTGTGTTACAGAAGATCCGAACTGTGTTTTTGCAGTTTCAATTTTAGCAGTTAGTGCTTTAAGTTGAGGATCTGTAGCCGCTGATTGATATGATGCTTCTGCCGCTATTATTTCTGGAGAACCTGCTGGGAAGTTTGATTGTGCTTCAAACAATGCTCGTTGTTTAGATGCAACATCTGCTTGTGCTTTATTCAATTTCTTAACATCAGCACTTAATGTTTTTCTTAATGACAGTAAAGCACTTGCGGCAGTTAATGCTCCAACTGGTATTTCGCCTAATAAATTAGGTTTGGGTATAATTGATCCAGGACCACCTAGAACTCCATCAATTAAACTTGTAATGCTTGATCTATTATATGTGTTAAGTGCTACTGTAGGTAACTTGATAGTTGACCCGCCACCTGCTGTTAGTGCTGATAATGCAGATTCTAATGCGGCTGCCGCACCTGGACTTAATGCACTTGAGAGTGCAGTTCCTACTGCATCTGATACTCCACCAATTAAATTATCTTTAACTGATCCTAATGATGAAATATCACCTAATGCTGATTCTGCTGAAGCAACTAATCCACCTACATCTGTTCCTGAGAATGCAGATGATCCGAGACTTGATAGAGAGTCTGTTACTCCACCTATTCCGTCTGCAATTGCATTAACTGATCCAGTTGCATTGTCAACTACACTACTACCTAACTTCTGTCCACCTGGCAAGTTACTTACACCTGATGCAATCGTACTTGATATAGTTGCAGTTGCTCCGCGTTGAACTTGAGTTGCGGCATTCTGTAATGTTCCTTGTTGAGTTAATGACTCAACACTAGATGAAACACTTTTTACATCAGATACAGCAGATGATATTGCTCCGGTTGCCACTGATGATGCTTGATCTGCTATTCCTTGTACAGAATCAGTTACCCCTGATGTTGCTGAACTAAATGCGCCTTCGACTGATCCTGCACCAACAGTTGTTGCTAATGCATCAGTAATAGTAGATGTGTCTGCTAAGTCTGGCGCTTTCATACCTGCACTTGCCCCTGCAACTTTGGCTGCCGCGGCTCCTGCTAGAGCAGTTAAGTCTTGTGGTTTGTCAGGGCCGGCTTCAAGTGTGCCAAATGATGCTACTATTGATTTAAATGATGATGCTGAGGCTCCTATATTTGTATCTATTCCTACACCGAGTTCAGGCAACGCTCCGCCCAATGTGTTTAATGCTTTAGCAACTCCACCTACTCCACCTGATAATTGTGATGCTACAACTGATTCTGCACCTGCCTTCATTGTATCTAAGACACCTTGGGTTGCACCAGAAATTGCTCCTGAGATTCCGCCTTCTGTAGCCTTACTAATGGCTCCACTAACTTCACTAACATTGTCTCCTAAATTACCAGTAGATGCTACAGATGAAATAGTTCCTGAAACAACAGCACCTAATCCTCCGGGTGCTTCTTTTCCTGTAATTGCTCCTACTGTTTGTAATGCTTTTTGTCCTTTTTGTAATGTTGACACTACACTTTTTGCTTGTGCAGAGTTTGAACCTATAAATTGCTCGGCTGTATTAATACCGCTTTTGCCTGTAAATGATGCAGACGGTAAAACATTAGTTGGTACTCTGCCTTGTGCCGCGCCTGTCGCACTGCCACCTACATTAGCAGATACTAAAGTGTTTACTAATGTATCTGCTCCTGGCTTAAGAATTCCACCATCAGCCATTTGAGATGCTGTTTGACCAAATTTTCCTAAAGTCACTGCTGGCCCGGTTGCTGTATCTACTATGCCGGCAACATCTCCAAACTGGGCAAGTTCACTAGCGGCCGCTTTACCAGAAAGCAATGTTGACGTAACATTTTTATCTAACGCATCACTGATTCCTCCTACTTCTGATATTGTGGCTGCCGCTGTTGGGTTAGTTACACCAGATACGTTTCCACCTAAATCACCAAGATTATTATTTAAATTACTTAAATTACCAGATGGTTCAGCCGGTAATGCCGCTTCAGCACTTGGATCTACTTCTACGTCTGCACCTTGATTTGCACTCATCCAAGGCATGTGAGCAGGCGCACGTGAAGTAATACTAGGTATTTTAGCAAGTGCCGCCGCCCAGCCTACTGTTTCATCGAACAGTGTGTCTGGATGCATAATTATATCTATTGGTTCTACAACATCTGGACTTAAACTTGCGGCTCCGTCGTTCAAGTGTATTTTTGATCCTTCATTAAAAATTTCTGCGGCTGATTTTATTCCTAATTGACCCTGTGCTTCCATTGCTAATGCCGCATCTGCTTTCATTTTTATATTCTGAAGTGTATATAAACTATAGTCTTCTCCTACTCTTTGATTAAATGCTTTGTCTGCGTTAAGAGTAGTATTTTCAGAGGAGTTAAGATTTACATTTTTAGCATTTAAATTGATATTATTATCTGCATGAAAATTAAGATCGCCTTGAGTACGTAAGTTAATAGAGTTTGTACTAAAGACATCTACTGTTCCTTCTTTACCTAATTCAATATATGATTGTCCATTTGAGTGTAGGATAGATAACATCTGTCCGTCATCACTCATTAGTATTTGATGACCTAATGCTGTACGCAATCTAATTAATTGATCTCTGCCAATGATGTCACCGTCATCCATAACAAGTGAGTGTCCACCACGTCTTGTTACTACTCTAAGTTTGTCTGGATCTACATCTAAACTACTCGGTAAAGATTCGTCTGTATATCCACCTTGATAAACAGGTCGACCTGGAGTACTTACACCCCAACCTACTCTACTTGATGATTCTCTTGTTGCACTCGTACTGATAGGGCCTCTGTACTTGTCTCTGAGGATACCCTGTTGTTGCATAATCGATGCAGTATAACTGTGTACAGGTTTTGCGGCAGTAAGATAATCAGTACTATCCGCAACACTTTTGTTATTAGTATTAATGTTAGTAGCAGGTAGTCGAGGAGAACCTGCATATGATTGTGCTTCTCCTTCATTAAGAACTACTTTATCTGTTGACCCTACTGCAGGAATCATTGACAATGTTTCTGGAGAAGGTGCTGATCCTATATAGAATCCATAGTTAGGATCTCCATTAACAAATATGCAAATTACTTTTGTTAATTTATCCGGTGGTGCATTCCATTGTCCATATGAACTTGGGTTGCCTGCATATGCTCCAAAATCAACGTCTGGACCTATAGCCTCTGTGTTGCCGAAGAATGTAGAAAGTTTATTGACCCAAATCCAATTGTTTGAATCGTATGCATTTTTATCTAAGTTTTCTGAAGGGTAGACTGCAATACATCCTTGGTGTGTTGGGTCTACTGTACTCATCACTGTAGCAACGATAGGTACTTGAATAACAGATGCTACTCCGGCACCGGGTGTATTTTTCTTTAATCGACCTCTAGGTTTAAAAAAATCGTTACTCATTATCCGCCACCTGCATCGTCATTGTTGCCTTCACTTGTCTCTGCTTCATTTCTTGGACCTACAAAAGTGCCATCGACATCAGTTTTTGTTTCATTGTTTCCTTCGATTTTGTTACCTTCTCCTTCTTCTGCGTCTGTTTCTCTAGGGTTATCTCCTTTATCTGCTTCAGCATCCGGGAATGTATTTATAACACAAGACAACTCTTGTTCAAATCTGCCACCCTGAAATGAACTCATAACTGTTACTACTTTATAACTTACACCTACAATTTTATCTTGTATATAGTCAGGGTATTTAAAGAACAAAATCGAATCGTTTAAATCTAAGACACCGGTTTTGTCATTATAGTCTACTGCTTCTTTAAAGTCAATTTCTATAAAGACTTGTCCTCCGTTAGCACTAACTCTGTAACCATCTTCTCCATAGAATCTTAAATAAGCGGCGTCGGGTCCACTTCGATGTTCTTGCACAAGAAAGTCTGGATCCCCTAATAGTCTGACTTTTGCTTCAGCATATGAGTCAGGAGAATACAAACTAGTCACATATTGATTCTGAGTTGCTCTACCTCCACCTACAGCATTCAATGATGGCTCGGGTGTATTTTGATTTGGTGCAACAGGTGTCTGCTGACTTCCCCCAGTCCCTGCTCCTGATTCATTGATGTTTGGATTACCTAATACTTCATTATAAAATAAGTTGTCTAATTTTTGTTCGTATTGTAAAATTTCACTGTTTTCACCTGTATACCAATATGCATATCTTTTGTGAGGTCCATAATATTCTATGCCTGCATTTGTAGCAATAGAAGTAATAATAGGTGTTTCATATTTTTCTATTCTAAATGTTGTTTTGTAAGCCCAGTCTGCTACTACTGAGTCCCATTTAGCATCAGAGATATTAGTGGTTACTTTATACCAAGCAACTTTAGTAGCACTATTCGGATCTAAACTTGGTTGTTCTTTTCCTTCTACTTCAGGTGTTGGTTGACTTTTATATACAAGTTGTAAAGCATCATATATGTATGAACTTCCTTTGAGAACCTCATCAAAGCATTCTATAAAACTAGTATCACTGTTAAAAACAATTCTACGTTTTGCATCATCAGCAACTGCCTTTGCGGCAGCCGCATCAGTTGCTTCCATTGTATTTTTAATATTGTCTGTGTACCATTTACTTTTGTCTGTATCTGTAGGTAATATAAGAGTTGCATCTTTTATGGCGTCAACTCCATCTCCGATATATTCGAGTTCAAATGCGTTTGCAAATTCTTGTGTTTTAGCCTCTTGAACTTTCCAATTTTCAAATTCATTTAATTGAGTAAAGAGTCCGTCTTCACCCATGAATGCTTCATCGAATGTTCTTCCACCAATTGTTTTAGTAGCATGAATTCTACCTCTCTTTGTGCCGAATGCTTTACCTGGTGCCAGTGCTACCCCTTTTAAATAATATGTTGTGGCTCCACCTACAATTGTAAATTTAACACTACTAATAGCAATGTCATAATAAACTTGAAACAAATCGTTACCAGATGCATTAGGATCAATTGGTCCACCTGAAAATTCTAAGTCTCCGTTTGCAAGATTTCCATTCCCATCATAACCAAGAAATTTTACTCCTAATATAAAAAATTGTCTACTTGGATTATTAATTGATCCTTTTCCTGAATAGCCAGAGTCGTTTGAGTATTCTTGTAATGCATCACTGGCTTGTTTTAATTTTGTATTAAAAGAAAAACTATATGGTTCTATAACTTCAAATGATACTTCATATATGTTAGTAGAAGATTGTGTTGCTTCTCCTGAGATTGCTTGTTTTAATTTTAAGTTATCAATATAAAAATCATTATCAAAGCCTGGTGCACGTTGAGATTCATTGTTGTTAATACCTGCAGATTCTGCAATAAGATAGGCTCCACCTTTTCCGTCTCCGATAGCAGTTTCTAAGGCGTCAATTTGTCTTCTTCCTGACGCAACAAAGGCATCATATGCATCTGGAGTAATCATATATAAACTTAATTGATACGTATAAGATGATAAAGCACCTAGAGGATTTTTTAAACGTCTACCCGGTGCATCTGTACTTCCAGTATTAGCATTTGATTGTGCATTCCCTTCACCTTCATTATTAGGACTGCTTGTTGTTTCGGTACCCTCATCTTTTTGTATTTCAGATTCTTGTGCCGCATTAGCATCACTAGTAGGGCTACTTCCTCCTGATACTTTTTGATCCTCGTCCACTGCATTTTCTCCATCAGATGGCTCATCAGTAGTATCTGGTTCATTTGAAATATCAATAGGTGCCGCTTCACGTTGAGGATCATCAGCCGGTAATGCGGCTACTTCGGCTAAAATTTCTGATTTTTGTTGATTTAAAACTTTTGTAACTTCTGTAGCGGCAGGCTCTGGGATATTTGATGCTTGAATAAGTTTATCATCTATAGTGCGAATTTGATTTACAGGTGGGGGTTTACCATTAATTGCAACTCCGGTTACTATGACATCATTTTGTCCTTGCCACTCTCTATCAAATCCATAATACTCTGATCGTATTCTAAAGTTAGTAGTTACTGGTGGTGGACCGGGCGATGTTATAACGTCAATGTCAGTGTATCTGAAAATTTCAGCCATTAGATACCCAAGATACGTTTAAGAGTGTCCATTCTAGGAACAAATATATTTACACCTGTTTTAAAATTAAAGTAAGGATCTGGTCCTAATTGATTAGGGTTGCGTGATGCAAACACCCACCATAAACGTGAGTCGTTGTATAAGTCTTGTGCTAACATGTCAGGTCTAAATTCATATTGAGGTGTAATCGTAAAAGAGGCATCTGATGCATCTCTTGGTATTGCTGTGTATGGCTCCATTACATCTAAATATTGACCTTCGATTAATCCTGTTCTGCTGTACGGACTTGTTTTTGGATATATATTATTAGTAGCCATTACCAAATACCCGGAACGTTTGCATTTTGTGAACCACGTAGTAGTTTGCCAGTTGCATAATCTTTAAGACTAAAGTTATTACTAATTTGATTTCTGCTAATAACTGGAATACATGTGATTGTCATTGTAATCTTTGTAGGTACGTATGTAATTGGTATTTCACTGTCTTTTGATGCAAAAGATGGGGGAGGTCTTTCTCCTCCTGGTCTTAACTGTCCGCCTATTAATGAAAAATCACCGCTCTTATCACTCGCAGTACTTGTTGCTCTAATATAATCTACGTTATTAGGTAAGTTATATGCAAAACTAGTTACAGCAACAGGGTGTTGATCTAATTGAAATGAGCCTAATCCATAAAAATAACCTAATGGAGGAGGAGTACCTTTTGTTGGGTCTTCATCTTGTCCATAAAACATTTTAGTCATTGTCTTAAAAAATTGTATACATGCTAATACATAGTTTGCTTCTTTTGTATCCTGTGCTGTGAAGTCAGCAGTGACTGAGATTGCTTCAACAGAACTATTCATATATTGTTGAATTTTATAGTTAGAGTGAGTTGGAAGTACACCATCATAGTTTGCTACATAACTAGTGTTTACTGTAGGTGTATATGGAAAGACTACACCGTCAGTTTCTGCTAAGGGTGCAAGAATTCCAGGTGTCGTTCCTTTATAAAGGTAGTTTGCAGTTTCTGCTAATGCTAAACGTACTCTCCAATCTTGTCCAATTGCTACCTGATCAGAGTTAGTGGCGCCTTCTCCCGCTTCGATTGCGTTATTGTTTACTTCAGGCATTTATATTTCTCCAAATATTTCCCAAGACTTATCTATTTGTATAAATAGTCATCTCACATGATATATTTATCTATTACAAAAACCGTCAAATTTTACCCGATACACTTGCATTCGGTTAAAAGTTGTTGTATACTAGATATATCGACTCCACACTTGTCGAACTAACTTAAATAGAGGATTATGAATGCCAGCACCGCGAAAAACAACTAATTACCTAAACAATAAGGATATTCTTAAAGAGATCCATAAAAGCAAAACATCTTACTGCTACTTCACTAAGAAAGATTATCATCAGTTTGATTTAATTACTGACCTTGATCTTGCTACTGAAGGACAAAGTGGTATAGAAAAGAGTCTAGCCTGGGCAGTTAAGCCTGAACAGATTCAACAAGCAAAAGAAAACAAAGCCGCTAGACTCTCAGCAGAGCAAGGGTTGACTGGTAAGAACAAAATTGACCCAGCAACTATTGAGACTGACGGTCTAATGTTTAGAGTTATGACTTGGGATCATATTCCTGTTGCTCAAAAGCAACCTAGAAAAGTTGTTAAGAAAAAGAAAGCGGTTGACATTATTGATTTTGAAGATGATCTAAGTGCAAACAAAGATTTATTTGCAGATATTGAGGATAAGAAGACTAAGAAAGAAGTACAAGATTTAGTTCATGTAAAAGTTAACTTCCCTCCTTTTCAGCACTATCGTTTAGATGCTGAAACAATGTCTACTCCTTTAGTTGGCAAATCACATTGGAAAGGTGGATTAAAGACAGGCAAGTTTACTGCAACAGACGGTGCAATTACAGATAAATTAGCACGTATGTATATTATGTTGTGTGAAAAGTATGCTATGAAGTTTAACTGGCGTGGCTACACATACAATGATGAAATGAGACAAAGTGCTATACTTCAATTAACTTATGTAGGCTTAAGATTTAACGAAGCCAAATCAGCAAATCCGTTCGCATACTATACTGCGGCAATCACAAATAGTTTCTGTAGAGTTCTCAACTCTGAAAAACGCAACCAAAATATCAGAGACGATATTTTAGAAATGAATGGGTTAAATCCTTCATTCACTCGTCAAATGAAAGACTACAACGGTCTAGGTTACGAAAAGAAAACAGAAGCATACTCTGAATAATACTTTCGGGCAAACAAGGCATCCAAATGTCTTGCTTTGCCTACCTTTGTCATGTATAATAGATGTTGAATACTGGGAAAACTAATTATGAGTAATCTTTTTAAGAAAGCGGCTGTATTCACAGATATACATTTCGGTATGAAAAGCAATAGCATTCAACATAACCGAGATTGTAGTGATTTTGTGGATTGGTTCATTGAGAAATCAAAAGAAGAAGGATGTGAAACGTGTTTGTTCTTAGGTGATTGGAATCATCATAGAGCAAGTATCAATATGCACACCTTACAGTTCGGACTCAATGCATTAGAGAAACTAAATGATGCGTTTGAGAAAGTCTACTTCATTACAGGCAACCACGATCTTTATTATAGAGACAAACGTGATATTCATTCAGTCGAATGGGCTAAACATCTAAAGAATGTAGTCATTGTCGATCACTTTATCGAAGAAGGCAACTGTGTTATTGCTCCATGGTTGTGTGGTGATGATTATAAACTACTTAAAAAGAAGAAAGGCAAATATCTTTTTGCTCATTTAGAGTTGCCATACTTCTATATGAATGCTATGATAGAAATGCCCGATCACGGTGAAACAAATGCAGATCATTTAGGACACTTTGATAAAGTATTCTCAGGTCACTTTCACAAACGTCAAGCAAAAAAGAATATTTGGTATATGGGTAATGCATTCCCGCACAACTACGCAGATGCAGGCGATGATGCTAGAGGCATGATGGTATTAGAATGGGACGAAGAGCCAGAATTTCACTCATGGCCCAATCAACCTGTATATAGAGTATACAAATTAAGTGAAGTATTAGATAACCCAGAAGGGTTGTTAATTAAGAATGCTCATGTTAGAGTACATTTAGATATCGATATATCTTATGAAGAATCTAACTTTATAAGAGAACAATTGATACCAGAATATCAATTACGAGAAATGTCATTGATACCTGTTAAGTCTGATGAACATGCACAAGACTTAGCACCCGGTGAGATATCATTTGAAAGTGTTGATTCAATTATTATTGAACAAATTAAAAACATAGAATCTGATTTCTATGACAAAAGTGTACTATTGGAGATTTATCAGTCTATATGATCAATTTAAAACATGTAACTCTCAGAAACTTCTTAAGTGTAGGATCAGTTACTCAAGCAATTGACTTACAAAACGAAGAACTTACATTAATCTTAGGTGATAACTTAGACTTAGGTGGAGACGGTGCTAGAAATGGTACTGGTAAGACTACTATTATACAAGCAATCAGTTATGCATTGTATGGTGTCCCACTTAACAATATCAAACAAAACAATTTAATCAATAGAACAAACGGCAAAGGCATGATGGTCACATTAGACTTTGAGGCTAATGGTGTTGAGTATCGTATTGAACGTGGTCGTAAGCCCAATGGCATGAAGTTCTTTATTAACGGAACAGAAGAAGAAGATAACGAAGCACAGGGCGAGAATAAAGAAACACAACAAGTTATCGAAGAAATTATAGGCATGTCTTCAGTGATGTTTAGAAACATTGTTGTACTTAATACATACAGTCAGCCCTTCTTAAGCATGACACAAGGACAGCAACGTGATATTATTGAACAGTTGCTTGGAATAACGTTGTTATCAGAGAAAGCAGAAAAGATTAAGATAACAATTAAGAATAACAAAGAAGAAATTCAACAAGAAGAATTCAAAGTCCAAGCAATAGAAGAAGCAAACAAAAGAATTGAAGAACAAATAGATAGTCTTAAAAAGAGAGCAAGACTATGGGATAACAAGACAGCAGAAGACATTAACACGTTAAAAAATCAAATTAAAAGACTAGAAGAATTAGATATTGACGCCGAATTACTTGGACACAAGCAACTAATTGTATACAATGCTTTAGTTAAGGATCATGCAGATATCGACAAATTGATTACTAGAACTAATAATGATGTTAACCGAGAAGCAAAGGCTGTTAGCAAGTTTGAGAAAGAATTAGAGATATTAAAACAGAACAAATGTCACACTTGTGGGCAAGACTTCCATGATGACGTACATACACAAGTGTTAGCAGACAAAGAAGAAAGTTTAGTAGAACATACTAATCACTTAACCGAACTAGCAGAAGTACAAGTAGAATTAGAGCAAGAAAAGAATTCATTGTTTGAAATAGGGGAACGTCCTAATTTGTTTTATCAATCAGAAACAGAGGCGATTGAACACAAAAACAAGATCAAAGACCTTAAGGGGCAAGTGTCTCGTAAAGAGTCTGACGAAAATCCTTATACAGATCAAATACTTGAAATGGAAGAAAGTGCATTACAAGAAGCCAATTTTGACAAAATAAACGAGTTGTCACGTTTAGGTGACCATCAGAAGTTCTTATTAGACCTTCTTACAAGCAAAGATTCATTTGTGCGTAAAAAGATTATTGATCAAAACTTGTCTTATCTAAACTCACGTTTAACAAATTACTTAGACAAGATGGGTCTCCCTCATCAAGTTGTCTTCCAAAATGATTTAACTGTAGAAATTACAGAGTTGGGTAGAGAACTAGACTTTGATAACTTATCTAGGGGAGAACGTAACAGATTAATCTTAGGACTATCGTTTGCATTCAGAGATGTCTGGGAAAACTTATACTTCCCAATCAATACATTGTTTATTGACGAGTTGATTGACTCAGGACTTGACACAATCGGTGTTGAAAATGCAATGGCTATTCTTAAAGATATGACACGTAGACGTAACAAGTCTGTTTGGTTAGTATCACACAGAGAAGAATTAGCAGGTAGAGTTGCTAGTGTATTACAAGTTATTAAAGAGAACGGATTTACAACATACAACTCGACAAGGGAGTTGGAGGAGTTGTGAGTTTAGCCTTATGGCACTGGCACATTGAGATCAGCAGTAAGTGTACACTAAAATGTCCTCGATGTCCAAGACAAGAAGTACCTGACACATTAGTCAGTACTGAACTTAAACTAGATTTCTTTAAACAAAATTTTCCTGCGTTCTTTATATTAGAACATGTAGAGAAACTCACATTCTGCGGTGACGATGGCGATCCTATCTATGCACATGACTTCATTGAAGTCATCCAGTATTTCAAATCTATAAAGCCTAGTATAGCAATCGTTATTGTCACTAACGGATCATATAAAAACGAAGACTGGTGGACAAGACTAGCAGAACTATTAGATGAACAAGATCAAATTCACTTCAGTATCGACGGCTGGGACCATGAGAGTAATAATCTGTATAGAATCAATTCTAATTGGTCTAGCATCATCACAGGCGTCTCTATCATCAATGATAAGTCTAGTTGTTACACCGTATGGGACGCAATAGGCTTTAAATTTAATGAAGATAAGATAGGTGACATGCAAAACTATGCAAGAGAGTTAGGCTTTGATGCATTTCAGTTAACAAGAAGCACTAAGTTCGGTAAGATATACGAAGACTCTTATGGGAAAGAAGATGCTTTACAACCACGTGACGATCTGTTATCATCTAGTCATAGATTTGAAAGAGAAGTGTTTACTTTTACAGACAAAACAATTAAAGAACCTTGGATGAAGACAAACATTAAGTTATATGATGAATCTAAGTTAGTAGGAAATGAACGACCTCTATGTCACATAGGCAATAAAGGTAGTTACATTAATGCTAGGGGAGAATTTTACCCCTGTTGTTGGGTCGCAACAAGATATGGACACAACAACAAATGGAACGAAATTGGCAAGAAATATAATCTCCATGAATTGAGATTACCCAAAATTGTAAAAGATAAATTCTGGGAAGCCGACTTCATACATGACTCTTACGAGTGCCAGACAAAGTGTGCCCATCATCGGGTAGATAAAAATTATGCCACCGAGTGGTAAGGAGATAACTACTAATAATGCCATCACCGTCAAAGAATAAAGGATCAGGATTTGAAAGAGAAACTGCAAAGTTTCTTTCAGAAACATATGAAGAAAGTTTTATACGTGCTCCTGGCTCTGGTGCTTATGTAGGTGGCAAGAATCAAAATCGTACAGAGATTTTACATGAAGGACAAATCAGAAGTTTCAAAGGGGACATTGTTCCTGGACAAAGTTTTCATAAATTAAATGTAGAATGTAAGTTCTACGCAGATTTCCCTTTTCATCAACTTCTATCTGGTTCATGCAGACAACTAGAAGAATGGCTCGACCAGTTAATGGACGTGCATGATGAAGGGGATTTTGACGTTCTCTTTATGAAGTTTAATCGTAAAGGACGTTTTGTATGTGTACCGAGTAAGTACACATTCGTAAGTGATCAATTCATTTATTACACATCAGATAATCATGGTGACTGGGTAATGTTTGGATGGGATCACTTTTTCAAATTCAATAAAGATATATTTAAAGCATACGCAGGCGACACAGAGACCAACTCAGAACCCACCGATGACACCAAGTCACAACTAAAACTACAGACAACCACAACTAAACTAGACTTTTAACATATAGTATAGTCGTAATTTATACTCGACTCTCCTTGAGGAACCCATTGTAGTGATGGGCAACAGAACTGGAGTAGTGTCTTACAGACATATAAACCGACAAGGCAATCGTTATGGTAGCGAACCTTGAATGAGTCTATATCTATTTTGATTTGATGATATAGAACATGCGTTGCTGAGAGGTTACACTTATTAGTGTAATTGGCTCAACTACAACCCAGCAAACTTTACAGGGCAACCGGTAGCAATTGATTATAGTAACGTAATCGATTGGGGATAATCAACATGGATGACAGGGGGTAATGACCTGAACCGTGGTAGTGTTTGATAGCACTACCATGGCTTCTAAAAGGTAATAAGACTTAAACAATAACCATTTAGAATTTTTAATTAATCCTTTTAAAAAAGAAATTACGAATGAACGAAGTGAATGAGTAATTGGGTCTTCTTTGAAGACCCTTAAGAATGTTCTAGTGTTTAGAAGAATGGCAGTTGAGTTTTCTTAGTAGTTTCTAAGTGATCTTCTATCATATCGTTTATGGCTTTTCTTTCTGATTGTGACATGTTAAGGACATCTTCATACGTGGCACCTCCACGCATATACCAGGATAAAGTCATTGCGTTTGACTTGATTCCCTGCGTGTATTTTTCGTAATCTGATATCAACTCTCTTATCCCCTCAGGGTCGAGTGTAAGGAGTCTTAGGCGAAAAAATCCGATGCGTTCAATGTAAATGGTTGCTTGTACTCATGTCCACATTCTTCTTTTTCAGGATCATCTGCGCCTGCTGTGCATACGATAGTAAGAGGTTTGATAGTTGAATTTTCTCTAAGATCAGAGTTAAAGTCTCTGATTGCTTCATATGTTTTGGTATCTGCATGTTTTAAGAAATCAAGTATGTGTTCATTCTCTGTTACTTCTCCTTCAGGAGTTACAATTTTTGTAATAGCATTAGATAGTACTACCATAGTTAACTCAGTGATATCGATCAATGCTTGTTGACCTTGATCCATACGTTCTTTATCATCAATGATTTTAGTTAAGTCTTTGTATTTTGCTTGGATATCAAATTGAGCAAGTGCAGAATTATTCATTTCTTTATAATTTAGTGGAGCAAAATAAATTTCTAATCCATTTAACTTCATCGGTATATGAAAGTCACCGGCTTTTAATGATTGTAATAGAACTTGTAGATTAATACCATATGTTCCTTCTTCTCCGCATTTCTCACATTTAGATTCAACATCGATAGTTTCTTGTCCACCTGCGGCTTTGATTGAAATCAACACAGTATCTAAGTCAGTGCTTAATAATGCCCAAGGATTTTTAATTGCAGGAATACAACTCTTAATGATTTCAGTAATAGCACTTCCATTAAACAATGCATCTGGAGTCTTTGTAGTGATCTCATCAATTGCTGTCATTGGATATACTGGTAGTTCTTTGCCTTCATCAGGCCATTCAATGTCTTCTGGCCCGTACGACTCTCCGCCTGAGGGCAGACTGATGTGTACTGCTGGTCTACGAAAAAATTGACGTAGCGGATTATTTTCATTCATGCTCATATATGTTCCCCATAATTAAATACGGTATTTTTAAAATACTAAATACTAGTGAATATATTTAGTATACCAAAACCATGCTAAATTAAAACTTTAGGTAAAAGAGTATATGGACGATTTTGATCCGGAACAGTTGAGGGAATTTGAAGAAAATTTAAGATCCATGAATGCCTCTATGGGCTCAACTACTAATGCCTTAAACTCATTAGCCGCACAATTAGAGAAGTTAGCCGATCAGCAAATTGATAGTTCAAAGAAACTAAGTAAAGGAATGGCAGACTTAAGTAATCAAGTCAGCCAAGAAACAGAATTAAAAAAAGCCGTTAATGAAGCAGATCAGGACGTAAAAATAGCCGCTGAAGCATTAGAAAGGTCTTTCAAATTAGCATCATCTGCTGTTACAGATTTCTCAGCACAGATATTATCAGGTAAAGAAGGATTTTCTAAATACGGATCTGCATTATCAGGATTAGGAGACTCTACTGCTGAATTAACATCTACTATGGGTCCTCTTGCAAAAGGCATTGGTATTGCAATTGATCTCTTTACTAAACTAGCCGCTGTAATGATGGCTCAAACTGACATGCAAAATCAGTTTGTAAAAGACATGAACAGAATGGGTGTTATTGCAGGCACTACTTCTGAAGAACTTACAGATTTAGCAAGAGACGCAGGCTATGCCGCAACTGATTTAGAAAAACTAACTCCTATAGTGCAAAGTGTAGGTGAAGGACTCGCAACATTCGGTACTGGTACTACACAAGGTACAAAAGCATTACTAGAAATGTTTAAGATGGTAGATTCCCAAGAAGCAGATATGCGTAGATATGGGTATACACTTGAAGAAGCACAAGAACAAATGGGCTTCTATGTCAATCTTCAAAGACAATCAGGTATCATATTAAAGTCAAAAGACGTAGACGAAATTAAAATGCGTAAACTGACAATGGACTATGCTAAAAGTCTAGTCACACTATCTGAATTAACAGGTAAACAAGCAGAGCAAATGAAACAGGAGCAACAAGTTGTTGCTATGGAAATGCAAAATCAAATTTCTAATGTTGCTCGACAGCAAGAATTAAATGATTTACGTGAACAAATAGACCAAGAAACAAACTCTGCAAGAAAAGCAGAATTAACAGCAAGACATAAACAGTTACAAGACGAAGAAGACACACGTGCCGCGGCTATGAACCGATTCAGTGCTACATTAGGTCCTCAATTTAATACACAATTGCAACGTGTTCTAAGAACAGGTGCATTTGACGAAAGTACTAAAGCATTATCAATGATGGGCTTCCAAGCAGGAGAACTTAAAAAGCAATTTGAAAATGTAAAAGTAGATACTCCTGAATATGATGCTCTTATGGACAGCATAGAACAACAATTTAGAGACGGTGTAATAGGTCAAATAGAAACATTTGGTGGTGCGGCTCAATATATGGGAACAGAAGCAGAAGCCTTCTTAGCATCAGTTGGTGTATCCAGAGAAGCATTACAAGCAATGCTAGTCATAGAAGAAGATAGAGCCGGACAAGTTGCAGATGCTAATAAAAAAATATTAGGCTCAACAGAAGAAGGAGCAGATGCTCAAAAAGATACGGCAGCCGGATTACAAGTATTTGAACGTAATGTAAGAACAGGAGCAGACGAATTCTTAGACAGTATTAACATCTTTAATACTTCACTGAATGCTCAAATATTGGCTATGGGCGCCTTAACAGCGGCCGCAATTGCCGCTTCAGTAGCATTAGGTAGAATGGCAATGATGGGTGGCGCAGGGACGTTAGGCAAATTGTTTGGAATGGGAGGCAAAGGCGGTAAAGGGCAATATAGAGATCCTAAAACAGGCCGATTTGCAAAAGCTCCTGTCGGCACGATGTCTAAAATAGGATCTAAACTTGCACCAATGGCAAAAGTAGGTGGCGGCTTAGTTGCTGGCGCAGTAGCAGTCGGTTCGGCCGCATATGAACGTCATGGTGCTATGAATGATATTGATAGAAACTTCTTTGAGAAAACACAAGGCATGGATAAAAATTCTTCTCAATATCAAAGAGCAAAAGATGAAGCAGACATTGAGAGAAAAGGTGCAAATAGAAAAGCCGTAGGTCAAGGAGCAGGTGGAGCAGGTGGAGCCCTTGCAGGAGCAGCCATGGGAGCCGCAATAGGCTCTGCTGTGCCTATTATCGGAACAGCAATCGGAGGACTGATCGGTGCAGGTTTAGGTGCTTGGATGGGATCAGAATTAGGATCAACACTTGGTGAAGTACTATCTCCTGAAGAATTGAAAGCCCATGAAGCATCTGAAAAAGAAATTGCTTTAATGTCAACCGAAGAAAGAGAAGCATGGCAAAAACAATATGATCAGGCACAAAAGGCAATTGATCTTGCAGAAAAAGAATTAGAAGAAACAAGGAAATTAAATTCTGAAAACTTAAGATTAGCACAAGATGCTGAACTTTATGATAAAGACCTAATAGGTGCTAGTGAAATCAATTGGCAAAAACTCGGAGAGTTAAAAGACGGCACTGATGAACAAAAAGAACAATTAAAAGGCATGCTTGCCGCTATCTTAGATGATAATGACTTGAGAGATGCTGATAGAGCAACAATTGAGGAACAACTCAAGTTACTTGAAGGTGTTGAAGAAAATACATCTCCTGAAGAAGAAACAGAAGAAAAAAGTTTTGCTACAATGACTCAAGCAGAACTTTATGCTCACTTTGAGAAAGTAAGAGATGGCGAGCAACCAGACATTGCAGACGATAAAAACGTTATTGGAACAGATAATGCCGAGGGTGATCAAGGTTCAGTAGGTCCAGACGGTATTGTTACACTTGCCGGGGAAGACGACGCCGTCGTTGCAGATAACGCAGATATATCTGACGAATTAAAAGATGATGATCAATCTAAATCTTTTACTGAAAGGTTTGCAGATGCTAATAAGTCGTTAATAGGCTTCCTCAGAAACCCAATTGATACGATTAAAGGTGCTGGCAGTCCTGTAATGGCTGGTACTGAGGCTACGTATACACAAGAAGACATAGATGCACTTCCAGAAGATCAACAAGACTTAGTTCAAGTAGGAGAGAAGATACAAGAGGAAGCGGATGGGTGGGGTAAACTCGGCTCTGATCTTCTCAACGCATTCAACAATTCTCCACTAGTATTGGCTTATCAGAGCATAGATGGAATAATGAATTCTGTTACTGAACTCCAAGGAGAAAAAGACGAAGAAATCTTAGCAATTGCTAAAGGAGCTGGTGAAAAAATTAAAGGCGATGACCCAGAAGAGAAACTTAGCACATCTGAGTTTGCCCAAACTGTTGATGGTGAAACACAAGGTGTAACAGAATATAATGAGCAAACGGATATTGCAAAACAGCAGTTAGCCGAGACAAGAAAGCAAAATGAACTGTTGGAAAGAGGTCTAGCACAGGGGTCTGAGCAAGTTGAGGAATTAAATAAAATTGTTACACGGGCCGCAGTTTAACTAAATACATAGTATAAGAGAACCTATAATCATATGTCATATAAAAAGAAATTTCTAAACAAGAGCGGAGTATCAAGTCCTATATCAGGGGGCAACAGTAACTCTGGATCTTGGAATGGTGTAGGTGCTTCGGAAGCAGGTTACTCAAACACTGACTTCGGTTACAAAAATTACATGAGTAGACTTCCTGAAGTTTACACAGGACATCCTAACAGAATAGAAAGATACAATCAATACGAGATGATGGATGTCGATGCTGAGATTAATGCATGTTTAGATATCATTGCAGAATTCAGTACACAAAAGAACGATCACAATAAAACACCGTTTAACTTTGAGTTTAGAGATGATCCTACTCCTCATGAGATGGACTTGTTATCTAAACAGTTACAACAATGGTGTAAGTTAAATGAATTTGATACTCGTATGTTTAAGATGTTTAGAAACGTCATCAAGTACGGAGATCAAGTCTTTGTAAGAGATCCAGAGAACTTCAAACTCTACTGGGTTGACATGGTTAAAGTCATTAAAGTTATTGTTAATGAGAGTGAAGGTAAACTTCCTGAGCAGTATGTTATTAAAGACTTAAACATTAACTTACAGAACTTAACAGTTGCACAAAAAACAAACACAGATTTTGCCGCTAACCCAACAACAGGATTAGGTGGTACCGGTGGCGGTGGTGGAGCAGGTGGAGGCGGATATACTGTCCCGTCTATGCCATACAACACATCAGGTAGTAGATTTACATTAGGACAAGCAGAATCAGCAATCGATTCTAATCATGTTGTTCACTTATCATTAACAGAAGGCTTAGATCGTTTCTGGCCTTTCGGACAATCAATCTTAGAGAACATCTTTAAAGTATATAAACAGAAAGAACTATTAGAAGATGCTATCTTAATCTATCGTGTACAACGTGCGCCAGAACGTAGAATGTTTAAGATTGACGTTGGTAACATGCCTAGTCACTTAGCAATGGCATTCGTAGACAGAATTAAAAACGAGATACATCAAAGACGTATTCCAAGTATTCATGGTGGACAGTCTGTAGTTGATGCTACATACAATCCATTGTCAATGAATGAAGATTACTTCTTCCCAGTTACAGCAGAAGGTAGAGGATCATCTATCGAAGTTCTCCCAGGTGGACAGAACTTAGGTGAGATTGACGATCTTAAATACTTTAATAACAGACTAGCAAGAGGACTACGTGTACCTAGTTCATACTTACCCACAGGTCCTGATGACAACACAACACCACTGAATGACGGACGTGTTGGTACTGCTATGATACAAGAATTCAGATTCAATCAGTACTGTGAAAGACTACAGAACTACGTTTGTCAGAAACTAGATGAAGAATTCAAATTATTCTTGCGTTGGAGAGGCTTTAACATTGATACTCAAATGTTTGATATCACTTTTAATCCCCCACAAAACTTTGCCGCATATCGTCAGAGTGAATTAGACACAGCAAGAGTCAGCACATTTCAGGGTATGGAAGCATTCCCTTATATCTCTAAACGTTTTGCATTAGAAAGATTCTTAGGATTAACTGAAGAAGAAATCAATCAAAACGAAAAACTTTGGGGCGAAGAAAATACTGAAGCCCAAGACGCAGATCCAGAAGGTTCTGATCTTAGAAACATCGGAGTATCTACAGGAGACTTTGATGCAGACATTGATACTAACGATGAAATCGAAGACCAAGAAAACTTAGATGACTTAGGTGACTTAGATGTTGCAGGCCCAGTAGGTGGTCAGGCATCAACGGCAACCGGATCAGTAGATGGTGCAGGGGAAGTTGGCCCTGTATCTTAACAAAAGATAAATACTCTTATGAAATTATTTGAAATGTTTGATGCGGCAGTACCAGGATACCAAGAAGTTGGAGACGACAACTCCAAACCTATATGGAGAACATCTAGGAAAACAAAACTCACATTAAGTCAGATCAGAAAATTACGTAAGATGTTAGATGTAAGAAATTATGAAAAAGCAAAACATCTAACTAAAGTTAGAAATCAGTACGGAGCCAAGCCAGAAGCAGACGGCGCACCTGGTATCTAACTCTCTCAATATTTCAGTAAAATCACTGAAAATACACGTTTTTACCTCAAAATATCAAAAAACGCAAAAAAGTAGCACTTAAATAGTACTTTTTTATACTACACACTAAATATCTCTACAAAGCCATACTTATTATATCAGGAGAAGATGACAATGGAAAACAAGAAATTTGAACAATTAATCGACCTCATTATTAATGAAGACGAAGAACAGGCGAAAGAACTGTTCCACGATATCGTAGTTGCGAAATCAAAAGAAATCTATGAATCAATCATGGAAGATGAAATGAAAGACTCTGATGACCTTGAAGAAGGCATGGGCGGTCAAGTAGGTGATCTTGCTGATGAGATTCAAGCAGAAGAATCAGGCATTGCTGAAGACGAAGAAGAAATCGATATAGATTCTGAAGAAGTCTTTGACATTGAAGGCGATGACGATGTAGATGCAACACTTGATATCGAAGCAAACTCATCTGAAGAAGTAGAAGATGCAGTTGTAAGAATCGAAGACAAACTTGACACATTATTAGACGAGTTTGAAGCAATCATGGCAGACGAAGACGAATTAAAAGGCCGTGATGATGAGATGGATGCAGACTTGCATGACATCGAAGACGAAATTGATGACCAAGAAGTAGACGTAGACGTTTCTGTAGACGATGAAGAAGTAGTTGCTGAAGCAATTAATCTTCCTAAAGTTACAGCAAAAATGGGAGACAACGGTTCAAATACTAAGTCACCAGTAGACGCAAACTCAGGTCAAAAAGGAATGGACTCACACCCAGTTGATTTTGACAAAGGTAGTGATGAAAAAGGACGCCCAGCTCCGACTGCTAAAGACGTAGATGGCGCTTCTTCATTCCAAAACGTTCCTGGAAACAACAAGGGACCAAAACTTAGTCCAGCACCCAAGCCCGTGACATCGCAGGCTGAAGGTACTAATACTAAATCAGTAATAGATTAAGGAACTGATACAAATGGCTTTGTATCTTAAAGAACACTTAACGTTTGACAACTCAGAAATGGTTGTCGAATCAGTTAAAGAAGGTGATTCCGATCTGAAGACTCTTTATATGAAGGGTATCTTCATCCAGGGAGGGGTAAAAAACGCAAATGAACGTGTTTACCCTGTCTCTGAGATCGAAACTGCTGTAGACACACTGAATGCACAAATCAAAGAAGGCAATTCAGTTCTAGGGGAAGTAGACCATCCAGATGATTTAAAAATCAATTTAGATCGTGTATCACACATGATCTCAAATATGTGGATGGACGGACCAAATGGCTACGGCAAATTAAAGATTTTACCGACTCCAATGGGTAAGTTAGTTCAGACCATGTTAGAGTCAGGGGTAAAACTCGGAGTATCTAGTAGAGGTAGCGGAAACGTTAACGATTTAGATGGCCGGGTCAGTGATTTTGAAATAATCACTGTAGACATTGTTGCCCAACCAAGTGCTCCTAATGCATACCCTAAAGCAATATACGAGGGCCTCATGAATATGAAGCACGGACATAAAGTTTTAGAAGTAGCAAGAGAAGCAAGAGGCAATAAACAAGTAGAACGGTTTTTGAAAGACGAAGTAATTCGTTTAATCAAAGACTTAAAAATCGACTAAAATAGAGGGGAAATCAGCATGTTAGATGCTATCAAACCATTAATTGATTCAGGTCTTATTAATGAAGACGTTGCAAGTGAACTAGAAAGCACTTGGAGCACTAAGTTAAACGAGGCTAAAGATCAAGTTCGTGGTGAACTCAGAAATGAATTCGCACAACGATACGAGCATGACAGAAGTGTGATGGTTGAAGCCCTTGATAAGATGATTACAGATTCTCTAAGTGAAGAAATTAAAGAATTTCACGAGGAGAAAACTGCAATTAACGAAGATCGTGTAAAAGCGAAAATGAAACTTAAAGAAAGTGCGAAGAAATTTAATAACTTTATGGTAACTAAGTTAGCAGAAGAAATTAAAGAACTACGCGGTGACCGCAAGATTCAGTTGGAAAACCAAGATAAACTTCAAAAGTTTATCACTCATGCATTGGCTAGAGAGATCAAAGAATTTGCTCAGGATAGACAAGCAGTGGTAGAACAACGAGTTAAGTTAGTAGCAGAAGGACGCACACAACTAGAAAAACTGAAAGAGAAATTTATCTCTGAAAGTGCCGCTAGATTGAGCAAATCTGTTGCATCTCATCTTAAAGGTGAATTATCAACACTTAAAGAAGATATTCAAATTGCTAGGGAGAATAACTTCGGTCGTAAGATATTTGAAACATTCGCAGGTGAATTCAGCACAACTTATCTAAATGATAAGGCTGAAACACGTAAGATCGTTTCTGTATTGAATGACAAAGAACAAGAACTAGCCGAATCAAAAGTCAGACTTGCGAAAGCAACAAAGATTATTGAATCAAAAGAACGTGAAGTTAACATTATCAAAGAATCTACTCAACGTGAAAAGACTTTAGACAATTTAGTGTCATCTTTAAACAAAGAGAAGGCTCAAGTAATGCGATCTTTATTAGAAAGTGTTCAGACGCCAAAACTGAAGAACGCATTTGATAAGTATTTACCAGCAGTATTGAACGAAGGAAGTGAAAAGAAGACTGAAAAGAAATCTTTAACTGAATCTGTTTCGACTGCACAAACAGGTAATAAATCTGCCAAGAAAGAACAAGTTAGGGAAGATGACGTTAGTGATAACGTAATCGATCTTAAGCGCCTGGCAGGGCTTTAATTTAAACTAGACATAGAATATTAGGAGAAAATAACCATGTCACAAGTACTCTTAGAAAGCCGTTGGGACGAAACAAAAGACGCCCTACTTGAAGGCTTAAAAGGCACTCGCCGATCAACAATGGGTGTAGTCCTTGAAAACACTCGCAAAGGTCTCTTAAATGAGAATGCTACCGCTGGTAGTACCTCTGCAGGAAATATAGCAACACTTAACCGTGTAATCTTACCAGTAATCAGAAGGGTTATGCCTACTGTTATTGCTAACGAACTAGTCGGCGTACAGCCAATGACTGGTCCTGTTGGACAGATTCACACTTTACGTGTACGTTATGCTCAGTCATTGACTGACAATTCAGCAGCCGCTACATCTGTAACTGCTGGTGAAGAAGCATTATCACCATTCAAAATTGCACAAGCATACTCACGTACTGCTAGTGGAACTGCGACAGCCGCTTCATATACTGGTGCTGATACAGCAACTTTAGAAGGTAACGGTGGTAAACAAATCAGTGTGCAAATCTTAAGACAGGCAGTTGAAGCCAAGTCACGTAAGTTACAAGCACGTTGGACATTCGAAGCCGCTCAGGACGCACAGTCTCAGCACGGCATCGATGTTGAAGCAGAGATAATGGCTGCTTTAGCACAAGAAATCACTGCTGAAATCGATCAGGAGATTTTACTATCTCTTAGAACGTTAGCGGCAACTGAATTCACATATAACCAGGCAGCGGTATCAGGTACTGCTACTTATGTTGGTGATGAACATGCGGCACTTGCTGTATTAATCAACAGAGTTGCAAACTTAATCGCACAAAGAACACGTAGAGGCGCAGGT